ACTTTATATTGTAGTGATCTTCATCGTAAAGAATACGGAAATTAGTTCCAATATCTTTCCTGTATCTTATTGTAAAAAGATGTGTTGTTTGTTCTTTGACTTGACCTTGCCTTAATGATTCATTGCCTCTTACTGGCTCTATAGCTGCCCACAGGTTGACTAAAGTTGTGTAGGCTTCTGTGATACCTCCACCTGCATCTCTTGTATTTGTCGGCTTCTGTAGCTCTATCTGGTGTCTCATATGTCCGATATTAGGCATGATCTACCCCACAGACATCAACATACTAGAACCTAAACCACCATGAATTCTATAAGGAGCGTAAAGCATTTTTATCATTGCAGGTATTTCTCTAGCTTGTAGATACTCTCCCATATCTCCTCTATGCTCGTACAAATGAGCTATGTGTTGAAACAAACCTAATCTAATTGGTTCAGGAATTGCATAAGCAGTTGCATAGCCTGCCACATAAATAACCTCTATTGCGTTTGCTACTCTTAGTGCTGTAGGAAATGTTTCTCCTGTTCTTAATACAATTCGTGCAGGTTCTCTGGCATTGTCAACGTAATACTTAGAAGCTGCCATAGTCGTAGCTACATCGCTATCGTTGTACGTTTTGACTGAGGTTACACTTATGACTGGTGACTTAGGCAATACAACGTAGTTCTTATAGTAGTTAATATCAGGTGCGGTTCTCATGCCTTCCCATAGAGGACTCTCTGTATCTAAAGCAGTGTCTATAAAAAGAGTGAAAGTCTGTTGCATCAAGGCTCTACCCAGATGCTCTTCTGCAAACTGTCTAACTGCAGTTATCATAGGTTGTACTACTCTTTCATCACTAGCATCTTCAAGTCTCAGATACTCCTTGACCTCTTGTAGAGACAGAGGTTCTGCTGTCGGTTCTGTGGTTACTTTTATTCCTGCCATTACACTAATGCTCCAAATATGCCTGACGTTATAGCTACCCCGTACAGACCCCATATAAGGTACTCCATACGAATAAAACGAGCCGACCCTGACTCTAACCTCTTCTCAAGGTTCTCGTACCTTATGGCGCAAATCTGTTCGTGCAGTTCTAAAGCACTAACATCACTGCTTGGTTTCTTCTCCTGATTCATCTACAACCTCAACTCCTTCCTTATCTTCAATAACAGTTTCAGCTTCTGCCACCTCGTCAGGTTTGTTTATTTCGTTTTCTATCAGCCAGTTACTGCGCTTTGCCACTCCATCCATCAGGTCTCCGAGCTTGACAGTGTTTCTTCTGATTATCTTTCTTATCTGCGCTTCATCATCCCTGTCTTGTAACAGGTCTAGATATATAGCCTGTCCGTCTGCAGAGAACGTATTCGCATCCACTTCTATCTTTTCACCATCCTTCTCGTAAGCAAATTTAGGTGTAGGGTTTTCGTTTGAATTATCTTTGGCATCTACCATGTCTTTCTCCTAAGTTAAAAATATAATCATAGCATTAAGACTCTAAAGCCTCAATTCTAGTCTTAAGATCGTTTATAGATGTAGTTTGTGCTTCTATTATTGTTTGTTGTTCTTGGATGCATTTCATTAGTGCATATTGCAAGTCAGTCTGGTAGATAGACAGGCGCATCTTTGGTACATCTTTTGTTCCCCAATTACTTTCTACCACCAACTCTGGGGCAGTCGCTTGTACATCTTGAGCAACAACACCCAATGACGGACTGTCATCATCTTCCATATTTTGGTCAATGTAGTTGAAGGTCTGCACAGGAATTCCGCAGATTATGTCTAGGTAAGATTTTGCAGGGTTAAAGTTGGTCTTCTCACGTCTATCAGACAAATTACTATTATTTGCTTGATAGTTTTGCACACCACCATTTGATAACCACCCACCACGATAAGCACTTGAATCAGCAGTAGTAAAAAATGTTGACGTTCCATCATTAGGATTTTGGTGAGAAAATTTGAATGCTGTTCCACTTGGAGCAGTAGTACTACTGTTAATTATTTCTAATATACCCCCATTTGCTGTTGACTTTGAAATTGTATGCGCTGAACCGCTAGTAGCCCCCACCAACAAGTTTCCAGAAGAATCAATACGCATTCTTTCTGTATCATTCTGTAAGAGAACTACATTTGCATTTGAAGTAGTACCAAATACTGCATTGTTAGCCCATGCCGAATTTCCTACAGAGCCACCACCTGTACCTACTACAACAGTAGCAGCAGTGCTATTTGCATTTTCAATGTATAGTGTTGAATATAAACTTGCTCCATCTTCTTGAAATCTTGCTATTGGATAACCAGAAGTAGCCACAACATGTAATGGCTTTGTAGGACTCGTAGTTCCTATGCCAACTTTATCATTAAACAAAGCACTACCTTTATCAGACATATCAAGGGTAAGAGCATTTATAAATGAACCACCATCATTACCTCTAAAAATAATGTCTTTATCTTGTGCAATGCTTATGATTTGCAAATCAGTAGAGCTGTTTTTTAATTGAGCAAACTCAGTACCATCATCTTTTAATTGTATAAGACCACCATCAGCATCTAGTACGATTTGACTTGCTGCATCTAAAGTCATAGAACCACTAGATAAAGCTAAAGTAGTGCCATCAAGTGTAAAGTTGTCTACTACTACACCTGCATTAGCTGTAAGTACACCTGCTACCGCTAACGTACTGTCCAACGTAGTAGCACCTGTCACATCAAACGTACCTGCTATGTCTATGTTGGTGTCTATCTTGGCACTGGTGACTGCGTTGTCTGCGATCTTACCTGTGGATATGTTGCCATCGGTTATCTTGGCTGTGGTGACTTGTGCATCTGCAATATGTACTGTGTCTATAGAGCCATCAACGTACTGGTCTGAATCTACAGAGTTGGCTGCCATCTTACCTACTGTGATCTGTGCATCAGCTATGTGGGCTGTGTCTATAGAACCATCTGTGTAGTGTTCTGAGTCTATAGCGTTATCGGCAATCTTAGCACCTGTGACAGCATCAGCGTTTATGGCTGCAGTTACTACAGCGTTGTCTGCCAGTTCTGCAGCAACGATAGTTCCGTCTGCTAACTTGGCTGCGGTTATAGAGCCATCTTCTATCTGTTCACTTTGTACTGTCGTGTTACCCATTACGCATCCTCTAGTGTTTTAATTCTTGCTTCTGCAGTTTCTAGTTTTGTTGTTAGTTCTTGGATTGCTTTAACTAATATAGGAACAAATATTGAGTATTTAACAGACTTTGTTGTTGTTTCTAACTCGTTGTTATCAGAATCTATATCAATGGTTTCTTCTACCATGCTAGGAAATATGGTTTCTAATTCTTGTGCTACAACACCTATTTGTTTTAAATCGCTGCCTATAAAATTAAAATTTCGTACTTTAACTTTTTTTAAATCAGATAGTTTGTCTGTGGCATCTACTATGTTTTCTTTTAATTTAGAGTCTGAAATTTGCCCATAAGAGTTATTTGCATTTTGCAGATTACCATTGCTACGAATGACTGCTCTAGTTGTTGAGCTATCGCTACAAGCTAAAAAGTAACGTGTTCCATCGTTAGGACTATTTGTCAGTGATACTGATATCCCGTATTCGGTAGCAGCAGCAGATGTTGACGTAATGTTTACAGCTGCATGATTTGCAAGATCATTTAAAACTTGTAATCTATCGCCTGCACTTGTAGTTCCTATGCCTACGTTTCCAGATGAGTTTACAACCATTCTAGTAGCATTTGCAGTGACATCATAAACAGTAAACGAATCTGATATTCCGCCATGTACACCTATTCTCCATGCACGTGCATCATTTTCAAAAGCCATTTGTACCGCAGCATTTGATGAACCATCATATAAATCTAGTTTTGTTGCGGGAGTCGTAGTCCCTATGCCTATAGTTCCGTCTGATTTAATAAAGAGTCTTGTAGCAGATGCAGCAGCATCATAAATGTAAAAATTTTGTTGTGAGTTAGCAAGATGAAACTCACCATCTGTAACATCACTATCTTTTAAAGATAATAATGGTTGTGTGCCTGAAATCTGCACTACTGGTGAAGCACTACCCCAATCTGTAGGACTTGGACTCGTAGTTCCTATGCCTACGTTTCCACCATTAAAATAAGAATTTCCTGCGGTATGTATTAAAACATCTGCATTTCCAGAAGTATCACAAACTATCCAACGACCATTACCAGATGAATCTTGCTCCATAGAAGCCATCTTTGTTCCTGCCGAATCTTCTATTTTAAATATATTATCATTAGTAGCTGCTGCTCCTTTTACAACAAGTCTATAGTCAGGACTCGTAGTTCCTATGCCAAGCTGACCAGTATCGTCAAGAACCATTTTTACTTGTAAGGCTCCACCATTTGCTCTTGTTTTAAACTCTAATGTTCCTGCGTAGTCAGCATCAGTAGAATTAGCTTTAGCACCCTGTATTGCCGCCCATTCTGTATGGTCTCCGTTACTTCTATATTCAGCACCAAAAGTAATTTGTCCACCTACTCCTGCCGCATAACCAGTAGTGCTATCATCTAAAAATAGATTCCCTCTATAATCACTAGAAACAGCACTTGAAATATGTAAGGCATCAAGAGGACTCGTAGTTCCTATGCCTAAGTTTGCACCTAATATATTTATATCACCTGCACCATCAAACTCAATTCTTTCAGCATCATCTGCTATACCTATAGACGTATCATCACCCATGACTATATTGCCTGTCATAGTGCCACCTGCTAATGGTAGCTTGGCTGCTATAGAGTTAGTAACTGTTGTAGAGAAGTTAGCATCATCTCCCATTGCTGCTGCCAGTTCATTAAGCGTGTTTAAGGCATCAGGTGCGGAATCGGCTAAGTTGGCTACCGCAGTAGAAACAAATGCAGTAGTGGCGATTCTAGTAGTGTTATTGCCTGCGCTCTGCGTAGTAGTGGTAGGGTTGCCTGCTAAAGCTACATCGTCAGCTACTTTATCTCCTGTTACAGCGTTGTCTGCCACCTTTGCTGTAGTGACATTAGCATCTGTAATATTAGCTGTTAGAACTGCGTTATCTGCCAGTACTCTTGATGTTATTTTAGTGTTTGCCATGTTATCCCTCTAGAGTTTCTATTCTAGCTTTTAAATCTTCTATAATTGTTTGTTGTTCTTGGATTGCTTTTGTAAGAACTGGTATCAAAAACTTTTCTCTAACAGCTAAAGGATCATCAACTGTTACATCTCCTGCTTTTATTGTTTGTCCTGCAGCAAAATCTTCTACTGCATCAGGAAAAACAGTTTGTACTTCTTGTGCAATAAAACCATATAAAGTTTTATCATTTTCTGACTTAGAAAAATCTTTTATCCAATTAAACTTTACAGGGTTTAAAGCTTTAACTATTGCCAAAGAATCCGATAATGTAGATATATTTTGTTTTACTCTACGATCTGAAGCGTTATAAATATTTGTACCACCAGGCGCTCCAACTGACCCATTTGCTCCTAAAGTCATAATCGTTGAACCAATTCCTTTACCACCAAGCAACATCTCGTTTGCGTTATGGTCATAAGCCACGAAACCTGCATATATTTCAGAGCCACTTGTTCCATCTGCAAAATGTATTCTGCCTAATGAGGCATTACCTGAATAAATAGTTATCCCATCGTCACCTACACCATCACCTGCAACTAAACTACTTGCTCCTCCAAACATTGATGATGCTACTGTGTTTCCTATGGCTACACGACCAGAAGAATCAATACGCATTCTTTCTGAACCTGCTGTAGAAATATACATATAATCAGACGCATGAGCGTATCCAAAAATTCCTCTTGCTCTTGCGCTTGCATCAGAGAATAAAATCAATCCTTGATTAGCGTCTGGGCATCTAATATCTAAAGCTACTGAATCATTGTTTTCTATTGCTAATACATCACCACCATCAACAGACCATGCTCTACCACTTGCAGCTTTATATATATGAGCTTTATTAGTAGGACTCGTAGTTCCTATGCCTAACTTATTATTTATATAAACAGCACCACTAACTGTTTCTAATTGTTCTGCTCCATCATAAAACAGTTTTATTGCACCACTTTGTGCAACTATTTGATTTTTGTTATTTGCTGCATTGTTTAAGACAAAAAGGTCTGTTCTTGGTCTTAAAGCAGTTGCATTAATAATTAAATCTCCTGTCCCTGCATCATCAATATAGCTATTAGAACCATCGTGATAAATCTGTAAATCATCACCTCCACCCAAAACTAGCTTGTTGTTATCTCCAAAATAAACATGGTCGTTAAAAGTTCCACCTGCATTGAATATTGCTCTACCTGCTGCTGACATATCAAGAGTAAGGGCTGTGACAGTAGAGCCATTATCATTTCCTTTGAACTGTATATCTACATCTTGTACAGCAGAATAAATTTGAAAATTTGTACTGTTATTTGTAAATCTTCCTATTTCTGTTCCTGCATCTCTAAAAGAAATATCTCCACCATTAGCATCAAGGATGATATCTCCTTCAACATCTAATGTTAGGTCTCCACCATCAGATATTGTAGAGCCATTAATAGTTATATCGTCTACTGTAAGGGCAGTAAGCGTGCCTAGACTTGTAATATTTGTTTGTGCTGCTGTAGCAAGTGTTCCTGTTATGTTGCCTGATACATCTAAAGCACCATTAACATCTACTGTCGTGGCATTGATCTCTATCTCTGTATCGGCTACTAAGTCAAGAACTCCGTCTGCTGATTGGTGTATGTAAGTGCCTGAATCGCCAAACTGTAATTGTCTTGAACTGTTTAAAAGAATACCTGTATCGGCAACGTGGGTAAGCGTTACATCTCCATCTTCCCCTAAGTGTACAACTGCTGCATCACTATCTAAGAAAAGATCGTCTTGTCCTGTTATGTCTCCTGTGACTTCTACGTTAGCTGCAAAGGTAGCGTTCTCACTACTGTCAAAGGTCATGACAACTGCATCTGCTGCCGATGTAATACCTACCGCAGTTTCCATCAAGTCTTTTACATCAGCTTTCTTGAGTGCGTTATCAGTAGCATCAAAAATCATTACATGATCACCTGATACTGGTGTCACTTCTGTAAGGTTTGATATACCGCTTGCAGGGAAAGTGTTGATATTCGTTTGTGTGAATGTCATTACTTCAATAGCTGCACTATTGGCAGGTGCTGCATCAAAGGTTAGGGTAGTTCCTGATATAGCGTAGGTTGCCTTGTTCTGATAAACACCATCTATATAAACCTGTGTATTGTTCTCGCTATCCGCAGATACCCCTAGAGTATAGGCTGTTGTGCTTCCGTTTCCTGTGTAGCTGTTTTGATGTACTCCTGTTCCTGCTACTGCTGCACTTACATGGTAGACAACTATCTTTCTTCCGTTAGGTGGTGCTGCATCTAAGGTAAGAGTAGTGCCATTAAGAACAAAATCATTAGGGTTCATGAAGACACCCTCTACAAAGACTAGGACGTTATCTTCTGAGTCAGGTGCTTTGCTTAAAGTAAATGCTGTGGTTGAACCATTGGCTGTATAAGTATTAACAGCAAAGGTAGATGTGCCACCTCCACCAATCTCGCCCCACGCATCTGTATATCCCTCAAACTTGCTAAGAGTTGTGTTGTATCTGAATAATCCTGCTGCCCCTGTCGGTCTTTGTCCAGTCGTACCTTTAGCAACTAAGATCGCATCTGTAACACTTCCTACGTCTAATCCTACGCTTGGAGAAGCCTGTTTGATACCTACCCTGTTATTGCTAGTGTCTACCTTAAATACGTTGGTATCTACCGCTAGATCGCCTGTAATGGCTAGTGAGGTTAGTGTACCTACGCTTGTTACGTTTGCCTGTGCTGCAGTTGCCAAAGTTCCTGCTAACCCTGTTGCTGTTAGCAATCCAGTAGAAGGATTGTAGGTAAATCCTGTGTCAGTCTCTAAGCCTTGTGTTCCTGAAGCACCATCTACGAATACAGGGAATATGGTTTCGTCTGCGCTGTTGTTTGCAGTTATGGTGACAGTAGTTGCTAATGCTGCAGTACCAGTTGTGTCTTGATTTAATGTGCCAACTGTAAAGTCTAATGTGTTATCAGAATCGTCATAAGCTACAGTTATACCGCTTTCTGTGTTGGAACTTACCATTGCTCCAACTGTGTCAGATATAACTTCTGCTAATGTTACACCGCCTACTGTTATGGCATCTGCTTCTAGTGTTCCATCTATGTCTGCATCACCGCTTATGTCTAAGGTAGCACCATCAAGTTCACCGCTTATGGTGAGATTGCGTATGCCTGTGTAATCTTTATTGGAATCCAATATAACCGCTTTAGAGGCTATTGCAGTACCGACTGCTGTACTACCTAAGTCAAGAGCGTTTAACTCTCCTACAACTGCTGTGATTCCGTCCAGTGCGTTTATTTCTGCTGCAGTAGCTGTGACTCCATCAAGAATATTGAGTTCGGCTGCTGTAGATGTAATAGCAGTAGAGCCTAAAGTAATTTCAGAAGTGGTTAAAGCTGCTATAACTAGATTAGCTGCAGCGTAGCCAGTAGCACCTGTATTTACAGTTGTGCTAGGTACAGTCTGTGTGTCTACAAATAATCTAAATGTATTGTCGGTAGAAGCATCGTAAAAGATACCTGCGTATTTTGTTGTGGTTGACTCAACATATTTACCATAGAAACCAAAGTCAACTGAGTTGCCTGAGTTTGCATTGGAAAGACCTGTAAAGTTGTTGTCTGTTACAACCGAACCTGTTTGTGTTGTTGTCCCTGATACAACAAGGTTTCCGCTTACTGTTAGATTGTTGCTTACTGTTACATCATTAGGTAGTCCAATAGTTACTGTGTCCGTAGCACTTACTGCAACATCAACCTCATTGCTTGTACCTGCAACTGTGAGCGTATCACCGCCTGCTACTGTTTGTGTGTTAGAGCCATCAGATAATGTAAAACTTGTGGATATGTTTGCTGTACTGGCTGATGTGATTCTACCTTTGGCATCTATAGCAAGAACTGGTATAGCTGTGGCACTTCCATAACTTGCTGCACTTACACCTGAGTCTGCTAAAACATAGTCTATTGTTCCATCTGAGTCTTGATAAGTTACAGTTATACCTGTTTCAGTATTTGAGGAAACCATAGCACCAACTGTATCTTGTACTACTTCGGTTAAATCTATATTAGCTGTTCCGTCAAAGCTTACTCCGTGAATAGTACGGGCATTGGCTAAAGCTGTAGCTGTAGCTGATAAAGCGACTGCTATGTTTGCAGTTCCATCAAAAGAAGTACCGCCAATAGTTCTTGCAGTTTCTAATGCGGTAGCTGTTGCTGAATTACCAGTTGTGTCCTGATTTAAAGTACCTACGACTACATCAATAGTATTGTCAGAATCTTGGTATGTAACTGTTATTCCTGTCTCTGTATTGGAGCTAAACATTGCTCCAACTGTATCGCTTATAACCTCAGATAAATCTATGTTCGCAGAACCATCAAAGCTGACACCATGTATCGTTCTTGCTGTTGCTAATGCTGTTGCAGTAGATGAATTGCCTGTTACATCTCCTGTAATGTTTCCTACAAATGATGATGCTGCAAAGACTTTGTTTGAAGTCAGTCTACTGTTTCCGTTATCCCATGTAATGGTAGGTTTACTAGAAGAAGCACCAAACTCTATACCTGCGCCATTGGTATTAGCTAAACTTGTAGCACCTTTTGCTACTCTGATTGTTGCATCCTCTACATCTAAAGTTGCAGTATTTAAGGTTACTGTATCTCCGTTGACTGTTAGATCACCTGTCACTATCAGATCATTGCCTATGGTCACGTCATCAGGCAGAGCAAAGGTTATGGCATTGTTGCTTACTGTAGTTGTGATCTCGTTAGACGTACCTGTGAATGTAAGTGTCTCGCCAGTATTAAATGTATCGTTAGAACCACTATCTGCTGCTAATGTAAAACTTGTGGCTATGTTGTTTGTTGAAACCGCAGTTACCAGACCTTTAGCGTTTACAGTTATGGCAGGTATAGCTGTAGCACTACCAAAAGAGCCTACATTGGAATTTACTGTGTCTAGTGTTGTGGTTATAGAAACATTGCCTAGATTAGTCATGGTGGCACTACCATCTATGTCACCTGCTATGGTTATAGTAGGATCGTTGACGTTGAAGTCTAAAGTACCATCTCCGTCCTCATAAGTGACCGCTATGCCTGATTCTGTGTTGCTTGACACCATAGCACCAACAATGTCCTGTACTCTCTCTGTGGTGTGATATAGGTTAGAAGAACCTTCTGTCAGATCGTCTGTGTCAAAGCCTGTAAGGTTTCTGGTATCAAAGTTGACTCGGTTACCCATAAGGGCATGAGCAGAGCATTGATAAAATAAGACTGTAGGTGTGGCTGCTGTAGCCTTAATCTCTGTATAAGCCCCTGCGCTACCTGCTGTGCCATTGGTTGTTACCCCTGTTGTATAAGCTGTAGTCTTGTCTGACTCATAATAGAATCTAAGAGGGTGTCCACCATTAGAACTATCTGCTTGGTCAAACCTATAAGTAGTGTCAGGTGTAAGCGTTAGATAAGGAGACTCTACTCCATCCAGTACATAAGCACTTGAACTGCCACCATCGTACGGATGCTCACTTGTCTTACTGGCTACTGTTACTGTAACTGTCTGTGTAGTGGATTCGCTTGGTGCTGTACTTAATGTTCCTGAAAACTCAGGGTCACTTATTGTAGGATTAGTTATTGTTTTGTTGGTAAGTGTTTCTGTAACAGCAGAAGTGTCTACCACCAAATCAATCGTGCCATCACCATCTTCATAAGTTACAGTGATGTTAGTTTCAGTATTGCTACCGAACATAGCACCTACTGTGTCCTGTATTACTTCACTAAGGTCTATGTTGGCTGTTCCGTCAAAAGACACACCATGTATGGTTCTTGAGGTCTCAAGGGCAGTTGCGGTAGCTGCATTTCCTGAAGTATCTTGGTTAAGAGTACCGATAACTAAATCTATAGTTCCGTCCCCATCCTCATAAGTTACAGTGATATTAGTCTCTGTGTTAGAGCTGAACATTGCACCGACTGTATCTTGTACAACCTCTGTCAGATCAATATCTGAAGTACCATCAAAACTTACACCATGAATAGTACGAGCTGTTGCCAAGGCGGTAGCTGTACCTGCCAAACCTGTTGTATCTTGATTAAGTGTTCCTATCACTAGATCAATAGTTCCATCGCTATCTTGATAGGTGACTGTAATGTTTGTTTCCGTATTGGAGCTGAACATAGCACCAACTAGGTCTTGCACGAACTCAGTATTCAGTCCTACTGTTACTGCTGCTGATTCAGAACCGCTATTGGCTACATCTATGCCACTGTTTGCTGCAGCTAATGTTGCTACATAGTTACCAGTAGTATCTGTGCCTAAAGCTACAGAATTGGCTGCTATGGTGGCTGTAAGAGTGCCATCGGCTAAGTTGGAGAGGGTCACAGAACCGCTTAAGTCTCCTGCTAATGTGATAACTGGTGATTTATTAATCGTAGTCCCAGACGAAATATCACCTCCGTTTATATCAACAGTATTGAGGACAGGAGCTGTTAGTGTTTTGTTGGTCAGTGTCTGTGACCCAGAGAGTGTTGTGACAGTGCTATCTATTGCAAAGGTAACTGTATTACCGCTACCTGTTGTATCTATGCCTGTACCACCAGTAAAGGTCATAGTTTCGCTGTCTAAATCTATGTTTAAAGCACCGCCTGAGTCTCCTTGAAAGTCAAAGTCTTGTGCTGTTACTTGCGCATCTACATACGCTTTGATTGATTGTTGTGTGGCTAGTTTGACATTACTGTTACTGCCTAAGTTATCTTCGTCTAATATTCCTGTAACTGTTGCACCACCTGCTGTAAAAAGTAACCCTTTTAACTTAGTGCTTAAAGATGTTGCGTTGCTTGATGTGGTAGCAAGCCATCTAGCATTGGCATGGTCATATATAATCGTAGAGCCTGCATCACTAGAACCTACTGTTTCCTCTTCTGTTGTTCTTCCTAGTAGTGTTGCTGCACCTGCTAGACCTTGTGTTCCTACAGTTATGACACTGATTGCATCTCCATCAGTTACAACAACTTTGTTTATGGTATTTGTACTGGAGGTTGTGACCTTTGATATAGCCATTATCTGCTAATGTTCCTCCTGATTGTGTAAGTGCCTTCTAAGATGCGATACACCCTAGATGACCCATCTACTACCTCTAGATCAAAAACACCATCTCCTGCTGTTAAATTAGCTGTATCGGCTGCTGATATGGATAGGGTTACTGTGCCTGCTGAACCGCCTAGTGTTACACGATTGTTTGCAGTCGTTAGTGTGAGGACTTCTGATGAACTTTCTGGTGTTTCTCTTAAGTCCATTTCTGCTGACGTATAGCCAGTAAGATTGATTAAACTGTCGCTAGAGTCCTTTAATGTCAGAGTCTGACCAAAGGTTGCACCCTGCTCTATGATGAAATGATGATAACCTGCACTCATATTTATTACCTTTTATCTGCATGGTGTCTACCATCTTTAGCATCTGCTTAATTAATAATATCACTTGTTAATGTCTTTGACATCAATAAGTGTGGAAGGTACAAGTTTCTACGACTTCTTCTTAGTCGTTCTTTTCTTAGTTGTTTTTTTAGCGGTTTTTTCAGGCGCTTCTCCACCTTCCCATGCCTCATTGACATCAGGTGTATCAGGATCATCTCCCATAAGCTGTCCTTTGTCATTTCTTGCTCTTACAGGTTCACCCTCTTCTTCGCTACCACCAGAAACTTTAACTTCCATTGCCCAACCATTCTCAATGAACGTGGACATAATATCTTCTTGCCAACCTTCTTTGGCATCTACTACTTCATCTGCTTGATATAACTTCATGTCAGTGCCATCTTTATTTGCAGATGCAGGTTTGGGAACTAAAATCTTATATGTTTTTGACATCTTTTTCTCCTTAAGGTAGTGGGGGCATACACCCCCACATTCCTAGCTTAATTAAGCGTTATGTGCTGTAAAAGCGTTATCACCACTATGTCTAGCACCACTTCTCACAACCATCGCACCAATAGGTGTTCCGTTGGAGTGTGTTCCAGTCTTAGCGAGTACAACTCTTATATATCTGCTATTTCCGACATATTCAACACGGAAGATTCCGCCTGCTGAATCAGGATTACCGCCTGCTGTACCATCTAATTTTAAGAAGATACCGCCTGCAGCTATAGTTCCATCTACAATGCCTGCTTGAGCAACATCAGTAAAAGTTGAGTTGTCATCAGATTCCTCTAATGATACTTCAAAGTGTACTGAACTGGATAAAGTGTCACCTTCCGCACCTACGTCAACTAGCACTGTAGCTCTTTCGTAGCCTTGAAGATCAACACCTGTTCCATTAGCTGCAGCAGTTCTAACTGCACTGACGATAGAAACAGCAGGATTTATATTATTTGATAGGTCTTGCATAATTTACTCCCTTTACGCTGATACTTTTTGTTTAACAACAGCTTCGGCTTGAATGACCTGTCCACCAACTCTTCTTCTTGCAATGTATCTAACATTACCAGATGTAGCTTGTGTGAAAGGGTCTCTCGTTACAGCCAAAGCAACTCTGTCTACAATCATGTAGGCTCTTCTGAAGTCACCAAACAATACAGGATATGTTCCTGCACCAACGTCTGGCATATCAGTAGCTTCTACATAAGGGTAGCCTAATATAGTATTAGGAACACCTGCTTGTAGAGACATACCTGCTTGGAAAACATATTGTCCTGCAGTGTCTTTTAACTTTCTGATAGCTGATAAAGTACCTCTATTAAACATAAATGTACCATTTCGGCTGTACTCAGATTTGATGCTGTGAACTAATGTGATCAGACCATCAGCTAGTAATGTACTAGCATGACCTGAAATAGATTCACCAACACTTCCATTGGTTAATAAACCTTCAGGCTTACCAACAGAATCACCGCTTACAAATGCAGTTCCTTCAGCTTTTGCAAATTGCTCTGCGAATTCTGATTGCATTTCTGCTTCTAGATCAAAGACAGTATCTTCTAAGTTTTGCTCAGAAATATCTACTAAAGCGTAAAGTTCGTGGGCAGGTAGTTCCTCAAGACCTACTGTGTAACCAGTAGTTTCGGCTCTAGTGCCACTTTCTGCAACCCATGCTGCTGAGAATTGACCATCACGTTTAGGCACTTGGATTGATCTTTGTCCAGTGCTTCTTACTCTAGCGATTGAACGAACAGGCGAGATTTCAGTTACTGTTTTCAGTAATTCTCTCACATATTCAGGTGGTGCTAGATATCCACCAGTGTTGTCATTGCTGACAGTTAGAGCCTTTTTCTCTGCATCATCAAGACCTTCCAGTCCTTTTCTGCAGTAGGCTTCAAATGCTTCAAGAGTTTCATCAACTTGCTTGGCTTCATAACCAGAGTTTGGTCTTTTCATGACTGTCTCTAGTTGTTCTACCTGCTCTTTGATTCCTTCTTGAGCTTGCTTGGCTTGTGTGATCTCTTGGTTGATGTCCTCTAAACCATTCAGCTTTTCTTCAATAGCTTCAAGTTTTGAGTCAACTAAGATATCAACATTTTGCCCTTTTTCTAGTGCTTCTAACTTTTGATCGTTTGCTTTTTTAAATTCTTCAAAAGCATGACCAATTTCAGAAACAGCATTTTTTATATCTTCAGACATAATTGCTCCTTAGAGTTTGGTTATTTTTAATGTTAATTGTTTAATGGCTTCTACCACTTCAGCATCAACATCAACCTCTCGCTGAGTAAATGCTTGATTGACAGCTTTTGCTGCAACCTTTGCTTCTGAACGAGATAAGTTGAAAGCATCACGCAATCCGTTCTCCCATTCCCTTATGGATATTTCCTCTCCTTTTACCTGACGAACTGTAGCTTTTGGGTTCATAGGAAAAGTTACAAGGCTTATCTCCATTAAGTCTACCTCTTTAATGATACGCTGACCTTTGCGCTTATCATAAGAAACTTCTTTAGGGTTGACACGAAAGCCTATGCTTAGACCATCTAATGCACCCATCTTTAATAATTCGTAAGCATCTCTGCCTGCTGTTGTACCTAGAGCTAATCTTCCCTTAACTCTTAGTCCATGACTATCTTCAACTATCTCATCAAACACACCTATAGGCATATCTGATTTGTGTTGATATAAAAGCTTTACACCTTTGTTGCCTCTTTCGGCTAGGCTCTTTGTAAATGCACCACTCTTGATTACATCATTACCAAGATCAGTATTGTTAAAAACAGAACCATAACCTTCAAATGTACCATCTTGGTTTTCGTCTGCTTTGATTTCAGAGTGTACTTCTATATAAGACTTAAGTTCAGAGATATTATCTTCGCAATCACAAGCTTCTTTCTTCTTAGGCTTCTTAGGTTTCTTCATACGACCACCATAACCATAACCTGACTCTTCATTCTCAAGCTCTTCGCCCGTTAGTCTTGTGTAGTCTGCGTGTGATCCGCAAGGCATAAAGACAATGTTGCCATCATCATCGTGCGTGTGTGTTCCAGAACAACCTATTTCTTCAGCTCTTGCTTCAGCTTCTGCTTCAGTAGTAAACACATCCTTGCTTACTTCTCGTTTTAAATCGTCATTCTGATTAGAATCTTCGTAGGAATCGTACTCGTCTGTACGGACAGCTAAATCAGGCTCATTAGATGTTAATTCACTGCTCATAGTGCTATCTCCAAATTTATCCCTATATATAGTAGCTTAATGATTAATCAGACACAACATCTTGTTCATCAACATAAATTATCACACATCTACAATTAATATTATTTCTTGCTCCACCTTTAGGATCGCCAGTATGTGCCATCGGCAAACCTCCTACTTCAAAATCTTCGTCCATCTCCCTTATCTGTCCATTTGCTATTGTATGTGCTGATCGTGTTCTACCATCGTTAGTAGCACCCCACCTTTTTAGCATCTTAGAACCATATTCTGTAGCAACTTGTTTATAGTATTTATGATGTGCAAATCCTGCTGCATTGTGTGTTTCTGTTCTGGCGATAGTGGCTGCCCTAGCTCGTGTTATGGGTCTTACTTTTTTTTCAATATTTCTAGCTATCTCAGTCAAAGTCAAACCTTCTGATCTACCATCAATAATAATTTTTTCTACTCTTTTAGATATATTAGAAGATATGTTTGCAAGGACTAATTCTCTGGTTCTGAAGTATTCTTCAATGATTGGTTCTAAATCTACATTCCTACCGAACACCAAAGCATCTTCTTTTAGCTCGTCTAGAGTATTAGCTTTGTTATTTTCATCATAGATAGTTCTAAAGATTCTTCTGTAATGACTTTGCATGACTGGATAAAGTTCAGCCTGTAAGTCTCTAGTTGCTATACCTAATTCATACTCTCCAAATTCTCTGTATAAATAAGCTCTGGTATTAACGAAACGTCCAAATAAAGAAGTGAGCCTTTTAAAAAAAGTTTTTTCTAAGTTGTTTCGGATTCTAAGTTGTTTTCTTATTTCCTTTTGCGCACTAATTCTGCCCCTACGAAATCTACTGAATTGCTTTTTGTTTGGGATCATTCTTTAGAACTTAAGGGATGTCCTTCTGGAAATAAGTCTGTGTCATGTTTGCCACTTCTAAATCTACCATTCCTCAAAGCATACAGATAAGAATTTACCCTTGCATATGCCCATTGTTCTTCACTACTAACACTTGGTCTTACTGAAGATGGATTAGTTCTATAAGCTCCTACACCTCTTTCAAATACTGCTGTCAGTGTTCTAAGGTTGGTTTTCTTTGTAACAGTGTCACCATAATCTTCATTATGATCATCTACTTTTTTTTTTAAACCACGCTTTACTGTTTGTGATACTGCTTTCAGATCAGTTAGCTTTATCTCTACATGATTGTCATTAGACAAGAACTTTTCTTCTTCTCTTTTAATCTGTTCAACTTTACGTTTTGACCATGTAAACCCTGCATCTCCACCCCACAATGCCCAAGCTATTCTACCTGCAGAAGGATATCCATCTTCACCGACATCAAAACCTTGTCCTTGTTTATCTACTTCATGCCTTGAGAAGAAGCTATACATTCTCTTGACTGTATCTATGGAAAGATTTTCTTTGCTTACTAATTGATTTGCCCTAGCAACACCAACTGCTGTTCCACCTCTATTGTGTTCTTTGCGCCAGTTTAAGCCTTTTTCTGCTTCTGTAGCCATGCCATCAGTAGGTTTGGTATCTATGTCTGCAAGTGCTTTATCATCTTGTTCTAACATATCCTCATCAGTATCTTCATCTTCTACATAGGCATCAAGTTCTTCTTCTGCTACAGGATTTTCAGGTGCTTCACTTCCTTCTGTTGTAAGTGGGAATAGATTAGCTGCTATATACAGTTCATCAGCACCATCAATAGGAGATAGACCAATAGCTTCTCTAGCTTCGTTTCTAGTCATTATGCCTTCCCTTACTGCTGATGTTACATTCTCATAGATACGCTTAGTTCTCTCAGATAGTGCAGGTATCTTATCAATATCAAAACAAAACTCTAAATTCTCACCAAACATGGGAATTAGCCACTCATTCAAATCAGACTCAATCTTTCTTAAATGTGGAATAATTGTCTCTTCGTAAAGAGCAAGTCTAGCTTCAGCTACGTTTGCATATGTCTGTGCATCCGATACACCGACTAACTGACTAGGCACTCCAAAACACATAGCTATATCTGTAGCTGCCATCTGTTTAAGATTTAGGAAGTCCATGTCTTTAGGACTTAATCCCATCTCTTTCCAATCAAAATCACCTTCTAACAGTAATGGTCTACCTGCATTAGCAGTACCGCTAAATCTATTATTGAGGTCTGTGAGTAGTTGTTGCCTTTGTGATTCAGTCAAATTTACTGCAAAACCTGAATCGTCTTGAGGTTTGAATACCACTGCACCACTTGGTCTTGCTCCGTTGCTTAATAAGTTGATGTTATGTTTACCTGACATATTGTGCTGATCAACTTCTATAGCTGCTGCAGACATTGGAGATAATCCATAGAAATCATCCAGAGGATTAAAGAGCTTAATATGTTTCACCTCACTGAAACCTGTGGATTCTTCAACTGGATAAGATGCTTGTATTCTTCCATTTATCACATAGTCATATCTATCAGGTATCGGATTACTACCGCCTTTGATATTAATTCTGTCAGGTCTTAATAAGTGTAATTCTTTGGGTGCGCCTACTTCTGATCCTACTTTTAGAATATAAGCGTTACCGCTTAGTAATAAGTAACCAAAGATGCTGTTGAAGAACTCACTATGGGATTGCAAGGGATTAGGTCGGCTCAGTAGGGTGACGATAGGGTGACTATCTAAAACCTGATCTCCTGCTTTTACCATAAATGGTACTGCGCTTGCACCTTTGGCTATCTCGTTTACGCAACGAAATACAATGGAATTGGAAATGTAGCCTTCTTGGGCTAAATCTTGATAAGAGTAATTCTTTGACTTTGACGTACCCACTCCAAAATATCCAACCATGTTACCTACGTCTTTTTTTTCCGCAGGCTTGGGTGTGAATACATTCTTTATATTGTCCAGTATTGTTGCCATTAGCTGATCCTCCAATTCACTTCGCCCCTAGACTTACTGAGTTCGGTAAGACCCCATACTAAAGCATCCAGTCTATCAGGGGAAGTATTTGTTTCTCCTGTGTAGCTTACCATCTGTTGCTCTAACTCTGGCAGATAACCTATATGATGAACCTTCTTCTGCTCATAGAGCGCACTAATAGGCTCTGCTCTAATCATTTTACCTCTTGTTGCTCTTACTGCTCTATAAGGACAAGTAGGGTCTATAGACTTAATTAGTCTTTCTACTAAGTCTCCACCATTATTAACCTCAGCACATAGTTGATTGGCTTCATATTCATAGACAGCTTGTATTGCTTTTCTTGCCCATTGATCAGGTGTATATATTCCAGAGATATCGTCTATGACATAGTATCTATCGGCAAAGTCTTTACCAACAATGACTATACCTGTTTCGTCAGAATTAGCGTTAGAAGTGACCGCAGGGTCTACTGCTACTACTATTTTCTTTAGTTCTATTTCTGTATCTTCTGCAAGCCTTGTCTCCTCTATCATTCTATTGCTCCACAAAGCACCTTCAAAGTCCTCTAAGATTTCTGCATACAGTTCTTGTCTGCCTAATGTCGTACCCTCATACCTTTCCTTAAACATAGACAAAGCTGTAGCAGCTAAGTTCTCTTCATTCTCAAAAGTATTACCTCTAGTGACTATGACATCGTCCCTCTCTACTAAACTCTTTATTATAGGTATTGGTTTGGGTGTTGTAGTGATTACACACTGTGGATTTTCACCAAGTCTTAATCCAAACATGAGTTGATCAAAAGCTTCAGAATATCTCCAAGCTGCTAATTCATCGCACCAAGCTCTGTGAAACTGCGCTCCTCTAAGTCTTTCTGGATTGATAGCTGCATAGCCAATGATCTTAGAGCCATTATGAAGATGTATCTCCTCTCCACGATAAGAAGAATAACCAGAGCCTTCTTGCCTAAAGCATTCTTCAGGTATCACTGAAAGAAGTCCACTCTCACCATCAAAACAGGTTCTTCTCAAGTCTCCGTGTGTTGGAGCTACAACTGCACTGATAGTATTTGAGTTTCTTAAAGCGTAAAGTGCTAAGTCCTGTGCGCCTGTTCTAGTCTTACCCCAACCTCTACCTGCTAAGATTAACCATATCAAATGATCATCTAAGGGATTTATCTGTTTAGGTCTAGCAGTATTGAGCCACTCAGTGTATTGGTTTATCGTCTGCCTTTCTGCGTTGTTCTGCAACTGTGTCCAAGAGTTCAAGAACTTCTGTGAAGGCTTCAGTTTGTTGGATGCTTCCATTTATATTTATAGAGTCAGTTGATTCACCAAATGCTAACTTAGCTAATCTCTGTGCTGCTACTGCAGTGTTAGCTAGGCTTAGTATCTGACTGGGGTTATCTGTTTTAGAATCTAGTTCTAAGGCTTTAAGGTTCTTGTAGACCTTACCATGAACTATCTCCATCAGTTGATTGGCTACCTTGACACTCTTAGAGTCAAACTTCCTAGACTCTACTGCCATCTGTTTTGCAGTTTCTTCGTCCATCTTCTCTTGTAGTTGTACTTTGAACTGCTCCTTCTGATCTCTCCAGTTCTCTTTCTGTGACAATCTAAAGAGTGTAGTCTGAGCGACATTGTACTTAGTGGCTAACTCTACAATGGGTAAGTATTGTCTCTCACCGCTTTCTATTTCTATTCCCTGCACAAATTCTGTCCTAAGCTTCATCGCTAGATCAGGTGTCATTCTTTGTACTGTGCTTTTTTTATCCACTGATTGTTCTATGTTTAGTCTACAACTTTTGCAAACTATATTACAGATTGTTCTAAAACACAAAAAAAGGGAGACTTTTAAATCTCCCCTTTCTTTTTTAATAACCGCAGGTTGAGTGACTAACCTACATGATTATTATACATCCTTTTTGATGCTTTACGTTTTTGACGTGCTTTTCTTTTGGCTCTATCTTGATCTGTAAGACCAAAACTCTGATTGTGCATCTTACTAATATGAATACCTTTAGTATTAGCTTCTATTTTTGTAAATCCAGACATTATGCTACCTCCTCTTGTTCTCTTTGTTCTTCTTGCTCTTGATCATGAACTAATCTTAATCCTTTGAACACTTGAAATATTACATCATTCTCTGCTTCTAATCTAAATAATGTTTTGTCTGATCTACTATTAAGAGATCGCATATCTCCATTTGCTGCATCAATAAGATTTTGTACTCCTTCTTCACAGAAGTGTTCTTGTATTCTAACTTCGTAAAGTTCTTTATTGGGGTTGTAACATTCATGATCAAATATAGTAGAGGCGGTACTGATTAAGGCTTCATCTAAAGTCTCGTAAATTACCCAACCTTTGTTTGTGTAAATTGTACTTTCTGACTCTCCATCTAAGCCTTCAATTATTGCTATGTATATATTCATTTTATCTCCTTTCAATTAATTAACCCTACCTATGTTACTACAAATTGGACTATATACAAGAACTTTCTCAATATTTTTTCACTCTTGTTATCTTGATCTTTTTACTACCAAAGTGCGAATCAAACTTGGCTCTGGCAGAAGGTTCATCTAAAGCAGGAAAGTTGTGTGCCTCATACTCTAACTTGTGAGCCTTATACCATCTCTTAAAGTTTCGTTCATAGGTGTCGCTTCTATCGTAGAAAAATGCCATTAGTCTTCTTTGTCTGTATTCTCATAAATAGTTTTTATTAGGCTAGATGACTTCTCTCCTTTCTCTCTAAAGTATTTGAGTCGTTCAATCCTCTCTGCGTGTTCAGACATAAAATCTATAATCATGCCTTCTATGATTACGCTTGTGCTTAGACCAGTAGATTCTTTAATCAGCTTAAGATGTTCGTCAGCTTTTTTAGATAGCTGTAAACTGATCCTGCTACGTCTGTTAGCCATTAGAATCCAAAGGCTGCTAAGAACACACAACCGATAATCATACTGCCGAGTATAGACCAAGCGATCCTCTCGTTTTTTTCATCTCTAATTTTACTAGGTGATTTTCTCATTTGATTACCTCTTTAATAATATCCCAAGCTTGTTGATTTGGGATCAGGAAAGATACTTTGCGTTCCAGTCCTTTCCTGTGGATTCTCTTTCTTTGTGAGATAGTAGCATCTCTTAAAGTGTGTTTGTATTCATGACTCCAAAAGTAAGCCAAGCCGAGATAGTCCAGTGTGCCGATAAACTTGTTGTCCATCTCCATGATCTCAGCTATCGCTTGTGGGGTTGCGGTGTTCAGGTTCAAAGTGAAGTCGCTCATATTATCTCCTATAGAGGAAAGCAGGCTTTAGCCTGCTCTTGTCTCTCCTTTACAATTTTTTGCAATTCCGTGATGTTCCAATCCACATTGAATTTAGAAGGTTTACTTAAAGATAAGAGTCTTTTCAATTCTCTGTAATGATAACCTTCGTAACTTAGTTCATAGCCATACTTAGCCTCGTCAGTAAGAGAAGCAGAAACTCCATTAAGATTGCGTAGATGGAAGAAAGCCTTAAGTGTGACTGGTAAGTTTTCATCTGTTTCAAGAACATCACTTACCAACCTGTGTATATTTATTTTCTTAGCATGATATTCTTCAGTTTCTATCTTGTCCGCTAACCAAGAATTTCTAAGTTTCCTATTGAATGATCTAGCTTCTTTGTAAGTTATTGTTTTCATATTATTCACCTTTCAAGTTATTAACTATTACATTATGGACTAATTAGTCATGATTGCAAGGATTATTTTTCAATTATTTTAGAATGGTAAATCATCGTCTAATTCTTTATAGAATCCTTTACCTTCAAACATCCTCTGTGCCATCTCCTTACCATAGTTCTCAGGCAGCCCAAACTTTGCAAAGAAAGATTTCTCTGATCCAAACTTTGTATGTAGTTCTGCATGATGGTGTAGACATAAAGGAATTACGTTCTGATCTCCTGCTCGTAGACTCATGCCCCTTTCACCTGTGTAGGGTTTCAATAAATGGTGAGCCTGTACGACTCCTCTGCAAGAGTAGAACCCTGCTTGTTTAATCAAACAGGGTTGTTGCCTTACCCATGCAAGGTGTTCTTTGTCTACAAAGCGTTTAGCCATTAGAAGGGAACGTCAGACAGTTCTTCTTTCTTTTGCACATATTGACCCTGTTCTTCTTTAGGCTTGATGCTGATAGAAGTGTACTCTTGATTTTTCTTACTGATCTTTTTCCATCCACCCAGTTTAAATACTTGTCCTTCATTACCACCAGAACCACCAGTAGAAGGTATTGTTATTGCTCCACCGATATCAGGACTGTTCTCAGAGACCTTCTCATGTTGTTGATTGACGTGCAGTAACCCAAGAGACATCATGAATTCGTACTTAGGCTCGCCCCTGTCGTTATGTGACTCAATGATTGCTACATAATGTTTCTTGCCATCAAGAGTCAGAGTTCCTTTTCTCATGACACTAGAGTTACCATTCTCATGCCATAAGAATCCAGTCTTTTCGTTATCGTATTGTTGTTCCATATTTTTCTCCTAAAATAAGTCTTGTTGTCCTGTTTGGACATTCAGTTTATATTCATAACCTTTTCCTGCAAGTCTAGATCGTTTGTCTACGACCTCTCCATACTCTTTAAGGTTATACTTTTTTCTTTCCTCATAGTTTCTAAGTTTCCTTAGACCTGCTGATATTGTTGCTTCTCCATAGAACTTGTCAAAGGAGTTTGATATAAGGTCTTGCAATGCCCAGAATGTATACCACCCTCCGTCTTTCATAATTTCATAGAGGCAGTCTGTAAGTGTCATCTTCTTCATGCTGACTCTCCTAGTTCTATAAGTGCCTTGTAGCCTTCCTTAACTTGCTTGTCACTTGCAGGCACACTGTCATGGGCTTGGTCTATTTGCTCTTTATTCATCAGATACAAACCTTTAAATGACTTCTCTTCTTGCACACACTTTTGATACTCCACTCGCATCTGTACCAAGAAGTCACTTGCAGTCTTGCAGTTACTCTTGATGTTGCCATTGAGTTCTTTGATGCTGAATCCTGTTTCCGTTTCAGATTCAACTTCTACAACTTCTTGTGTAACTTGTGCCTCTGCTGCATCCTTAGCTGCATCTGGCAAATCTTCTCCTCTAAATATATAGTTTGCTAAACCAAACATAGCCAAACACTTAACCATACATCTCATTCTTGTGTCTGAGATTTGTCTGGTAGTAGGATTAGTAAGAGAATTATTACGATTGTCCATGCAAGGCAACCACATATATCTTTCTAAGTTTCCTATTCTTACTATGCAATGAGACATTACAGTACCATTGGCTTCGTAAGTTTCTGGCATAAATTCATAAGTTGCAAAACTATATTGCTCCTGCAGAATTTGCCAAGCATCAGTCCAAGACAGATAAGTAAAGTTACCTTTCTTATCGTGATGCTCACTAAGGTCTAAGGCATTTAAAGTTGCCCAAACTTCTTTGTATGTCAATTCAACATTCATTTTATACTCCATATTTTACGTTCAATGATTTGTTCTATCTCGTAATCTGACCAAGTCCAATCGGAAAAGTCAGGGTACATCACTGAAGTTATTTCATTTAAGTCGCCCAAAGACAAAAGGTTCTGCATTGCTATAACAGCTCCTTTTACTTGTGACATATATATATCCACATCGTTGACTTCCATAGTAATCACTTCCTGTCTGGACTGATTGACTACAACATAGTCTACAAGTGGAACGTATCCGTCTAAGGCTGTGCTGTAAATGGACAGTTGCCTATTGACTGAATCTGGTATCTCAGAGGGTTTCTTGGCAGTAGTCTTTAGGTCTCTGACTATGCCTAACTCTGGGTAAGTGAAATCGCAGTAGCCGATAATTTTTACTGGCGACCACTCTGGTTGATATTCTATTTTCTGCTGATGATTAGCTTTGCCTAAGTTCTTGTAGTGAGGTATGGCAAGCTCAAGATATTTTGCTAAGTTCTGTTTCTCTTTGAGTTCTTTTGCTTCGTCTACCTCAAATGCTTTTTCTTTCTTGAGTTGCTTTATGGTCGTATCAAACTCTAGGACTGCCCTTTGTATTGACTCTGCAACTGGTAATGCATCTTTTTCTTGTCTACCTATTTCGTGATCTACCACTGTGCCTCTAAGCATTGCAGGATTTGTGTGTGATCTTATCTTATGCAGATAATTCAGAACCCACTTAGGAGTGTTGGATATAAACAAGCTGATGCTTGAGTTGGATAAATGTTCTATTCCAAAAGTGTCAAATGGATTGTTATTCATGTTTTCTCCTTTTTATTATTTTCATTTGATTCAATATTGGAGTATAATTCCTTTTCGGATTTATGTATATAACAAATTGGAATTTTTACAACGATGAAATTGAACACATATCTTAACGATAACAAATTGACACAAAATGATTTTATAGAAGTCTGCAAAGACAAGACTGGACATACCTTTACACAAGGTTGCATCAGCAAGTGGGTCTTAGAAAAGCGCAGACCGAGAGCTGACGAATGTAAAGTCATATATAATTCTACTGAAGGCAAAGTCACACCTAACGACTTCTACCTTTAATATTATGTTTGGAGGCAATCTCCGCTAACTTCTGACTAGCCTTTGGATTTACTTTAGGTGAGTTCTTAGGCTTGTTTTCTGTAGACCATGAGCTTGATACTCTGACCTCATTTTGCTTGCTTAGAATCTCTTTATCTTGCATCCACTTGGGTTTATCTTTTGTGGTCTTAGTAACCTTCTTGATGTCCTCTAACTTTATATCCTCATAGTCAAGGTATCTGCGTTGATTTAAAAAGGTGGTGCAATGACAGATGAAGGTCTGCTGAATTTCTTCAGCTAGGCAATGAGCTACAAACTTTTCTAACTGATGATATAACTTTTCCTTATCGTAAGTTTTGACAATCTGTTCATATTTGATTCTTGCAGAAAACTTGCTGATCTTTCTGGGATAGATTTTCCAAAATCTTTCAAACTCTATATTAATAATATCTTTAGTATCATCTTTAGTATTGGAGGGTTGTGGAACGGATAGCCTCACCGCCCTTAGACCCCTGTCCGTTTTTCCACCCATAGCCTTAGAAAAGTGGTATCTATTACTTGTATGACCACCCAGATCATTCTTTCTATGCTCTATACTTATCAAACCTAATTGCTCAAATTCTTTGATAGCCTTTTGCACTCCTTTGGTATCTTTTAATCCAACCATCTCTGCGATGTGCCTATAAGATGGATAACAAGTGCCTCGTTCATCGCAATAGTTTCCTAAGATCACCAATATAAATTTTTTGGTTGGGGTTAAGCCTTCTACTTTTAAGGCTGCGTTCAAACACTCTATAGACATCTGTCCTCCTTTTTTTTGTGGGTGAATGATACTAAATCCGTTCTGGTCTTAGGTCAACTCCTTCTTGCGATTAATACTCTTGCTTGATCATGCGCTTGCTTCCAAGTCCAAGTGCAATGCTCTCCACTGCTTCCATCATTAAAGTAATCTTGATTAGCTTCTAAGTAATCTTGATCCCAAACATCTAATCTAAACTCTCCTTCCCATCCATCATCCTTTTCTATCTTAAGCCAATAATGTTCTGTCATAAGTTCTTGGCATTTCTGTTTATAGCTTTTGACTGCTTTCTTTTCTTTCTCAATATTAACAAAATATTTAGTAGTTCTTTTTTCTTCAGAATGTACTCTTTCATACTTTTTAATTTCTTTTTGAACTTTAGCTAAATTACGTTCTGCTTGTTTGGATGCCTTAGACCACTTCTCTTGTCTCTTCAACATACTCTCGTATCTCTTTGCTACCTTGTTGATAGTAACTTTAACTTTAGGCTTCGCAAGTTCTTGATTAGACATTACAACTAAATTATTTTCGGCTACATATTTAGTCAGTCTGTATTCCATTGCAGCGTGTTCAGCGCAGTGAGGTCTTTTAAGATTCTTTCTATAACCCATCCAGTGACCCAAGCTATGTATGATCTCTGCCCAACCTTTGGTTGTGTTTACAGTGAAGGTCTTTCTGTCTCTGCACCAAGTGTCTCTATTACCTGAAACTTCTTTTAAGGTATATGGGAACTTCGTACCCATCTCTTTTTTCCAAAGAGCCTTGATGGTTTTACAAACTACTTTGTAATCTGCAGGAGTGCTTTTCCAAACATTAGGATTGACTCCAACTGACTCCCAAGTTTGGTCAACCTTCTTATACCATGACATTGATTCCGCAGATGTTTTCATCCCTGCCTCCTTGATCTTGCTTTAGCATTATTATGTTGCTTGACCAGTTCGTTCTCAATCAAGAACCAAGACCTGACAATTTCTGACTTGAGTTCTTTGTCAGATAAATCAGTCTTATTATCTGTGATCTGGATATGTTTTTCTTTGACAATTAGCGTTGCGTATCTGTGATACTTTTCATCCACCAACTTGAATTTGTAATCGTCACCTGTGTAAATATTGATGCCATCTACTAGCTGTATATATTCTGTCATTTTATCTCCTTCAATTTATATAATACATTAGGG